CCATACCCCCCTACCCCCAGACCCCCTGGGAGGGCAACACTCTGAAATAATTACCTCCCTACCCTATGTGAAGGCATCTCTATTTTCCAGAAAGCACCCCCCCCTTATAAATTTTTTTTTAGTTTTTCCAAAATAGGGCGATGTAAGGCCATCTATCCCTCCCCCTAGCTCTCCTATACGTAATGTACAGTTCGGCCTTTCTACACCTGTTTTTGTTATCCTGAGCTATGTTTCTGATTCATTATCACACACAAGATGTTATTATTTCCAGATATGGCATTTAAGGTGTTGACGTTTGACATCTTTGGTGATAGCTTTCATCCACAATTAAATATCGAACGTATCGGACAGGATATGTTGCAAGTGTGGTGATGCAGGGAAACCGTATCACCTATGAAGCCCCAAGGAGTCTGTCCACTCTGCGGGGCTTTTTATTTACCAAAGAAGGTATCGCATGAATAACGGGTATATAAAGCTGTGGCGTTGCATTAAAGACAATCCCTTGTGGTTTGAGGAACCGTTTACGAGAGGTCAGGCGTGGGTTGATCTCTTGATGATAGCAAATTATCAAGCAGGTTCTATTCGCCGCAGGGGGATTAGGGTGTCTGTGAGACGTGGAGAAGTGGGGATGTCTTTACGTGAATTAGCGGTGAGATGGAGGTGGAGTTTAGGCAAGATTCAGAGGTTTTTTGACGAGCTAAAAAGCGATACGCAGATTCACTACAGAACAGATACGGAGAACGTGAGTGTAACTACCTTAATTTGCTTAAGTAATTATGAAAAATATCAATATTGTGATACGGAGACGGATACGGAGACGGATACGGAAACGGGTACAGAACAAGAAGAAGAAGAAGAAGAAGAACTAAAAGAAAGAAAAAGAAAAAGAAAAAGAAGCGAGATTGTCCCAAAAAAAGATGTGGGGATTTTACAAGTCCAAGTACCTTCTTGGATTCCGTTACAGGCATGGGAGGAATATCTGAAAATGAGGAAAGCGATAAAGAAAGAACTGCGGCCTGAGTCATATCATCTGGCGTTCTCAAAACTTGAGAAACTAAAACTGTCAGGAAATGATGTGACCGAGGTATTGGAGCAGTCTACTTTCCACAGCTGGCAGGGTTTATTTGAAGTGAGGGCCGACGATAAAAAACAAACTGGCAGTAAACAGACGTTCGCTGGAATTAAAATGGACAATACCAAACGAGTTATGGGCGAATTTATGTCCAAAGGAGAATCAAATGCGAGAATCGGACAGAATGGAATTCACCTTATTGATGGGTGAGTTGTGCGTAGTGTATCAAGTTGAAGCAACGGTAGAGTTGATGGGGGTTTATTGGAAGCACCTGTATGATTTTGATATCGCTCAGATAAAAAATGCAGTGGATAGCGTAATCAAAACATCCGATAGATTCCCTACCATCAGCAAATTTACGGAAATAATTGAACGTTCCTACTCCGGGATGAAAAAAGATTGGCTTTCCCCCGGAGAAATTGACAAGCTAAGAGCAGAGGGGATATTGCCATGAGTCCAGAACACGATCCGAAACTTCCTCCTCAAAACCTTGATGCTGAGATGTCAATACTTGGCGGGGTACTGCTCGACAATGACGCGCTTGACCTTGTACTCGCTACCATCACAAAGGAAGATTTCTACAGGGAATCTCACCGCAAGATTTTTGCTGCCATGGTCAGGCTGTCAGAAGAAATGGAGCCTTGTGATTTCGTCACCCTTTCGACGGCTTTGAAGAAAACAAAGGAACTTGAAGAGTGTGGAGGCGCCGCCTACCTGCTTGAATTAGTCGATTACGTTCCAACCGCTGCTAACATCGCCTACTACTGCAAAATAGTCAAAGACAAGTCTGTCAGCCGCAAGATTATCACTATTGCAACAGGAGTAGTGTCGCGGTGCCATGAGGGTGTATCCTCTTCCACCGAGTTACTGGAGCAATTGGAAGCTGGCGTGTCAAAACTAGTTTCTACCCACAAATCCGATCCAGTGGTAGCTAAAGAACTGGTCATGGAATCGGTCAAGAGACTTAAAGAGAGAAGGGAAAACAGAGGTAAATTAACAGGAATACCTTACGGGTGGCCTGATTTGGATGCCGCTACTAATGGGATGCACCGTGGAGACCTGATTATCATCGCCGGACGACCTTCAATGGGAAAATCCGCTTTTGTCGGTAATATCGCTGAAAACGTCGGAGAGTTTGGGGCGGGAGGTCTGTTTTTCTCTCTGGAGATGGGGCGTGACCAATTAACGGACAGGAGCCTTGCCAGTATGGGTCGCGTCAAGTTCAGTAATATCAGGTCAGGGATGCTTGAGGACTCGGAGTGGCCGCGGATATCGCAGGCATCAAACCGACTACACAACTCTAATTTTGCGATTGATGACACTCCGGGTATTTCTCTGCACGAAATTAAAACTAAGTCTCGTGCTATGAAGCGCAGTTCCGGCCTTGACGTGGTTTACATCGACTACATCCAGCTTATGAAAACATCAGCCAAGGAAAACAGGGTACAGGCTATAGGTGAAATATCTAGGGGGCTGAAGCAGATGGCGCGGGAGCTTGATATCACAGTTATTGCACTATCTCAACTCAACCGATCCGTTGATAGTCGTGCCGACAAACGGCCTACCATGTCAGATCTTCGGGACTCTGGAGAGATTGAGCAGGATGCTGATGTGATCCTATTCCCATACCGGCCTGCCGCTTATTGTGATAAATGTAGGGATAGGAGAGATGACGAAGGGCACAACACTGCAATTCACCAGACTGAAGCTGAAATCATCATCGAAAAGCAGAGGAACGGAGAGCGTAATTTGTCTATTCCTGTAGTGTGGCTGGGTCAATTTCAGAAGTTCGACAACAAAGTCACACAGCTCTCATGACGCCCTTTGTTTAATTTACTTGACACCACAGGTGTGACATAATAACGTGCCACCCATGATGGTAGACAAGGGGCAGACAAATCGAAAAGAGATATTTGGAGTTAACTCTCCCGACAACAGTGATGTTACCCAGGAAAACAAAGGCAGATGTGAAATATCGCCTCAACCTGAATGTCTACAGAAACACAAACTTCATGGTTCTAAATCAGGCAAAGCAGTTGTTTCACAATATCGTAGCGACAAAACTGGATGGGGTAGGCACTATCCCGACTCTGCGGCCTCCCTTGCGTTTGCAGATTACACTTTGGGTAGCCAGAAAGTGCGACCTTGCGAATGTTCAAGCGGTTGTGGAGAAGTTCTTTGCGGATGCGATTGTGGCATGTCGAATAATAGCTGACGACAATTGCGATATTATTCAAGCGGGTAGCTACCAATTCGGAGGTTATGACCGTGTTAATCCAAGAGCCATTGTAAGGATAGAAGAGATTTGAGACCTGATATTTTACCGATAGTGCAGAGGATTAAAGAGTTCGCTGACCTTCGCTGGCCTGATCGCGACTTACCCGCTCGTCTCCGTAAATTAGGGGAAGAGGTAGGTGAGTTGAATGAGGCTGTATCGCGCTTATATGCAGTTCTTTCTCAGGTCAATGTTGATACAGATGTGTACCTTAACCTGATGGCAGATATGGCAATGGAAGTGGCTGATGTTGCCATAGTCCTACAAGATATTTTGATTATTTCTGGTGTTGATGGAGATTTGGTTGAGTACATGGATGCCAAGATGGAAGTCAACGAACTCCGTGAGTGGCCGGTTGAACAAGGGTGTAAGGAATGAAATTACTCATGCATCGGACATGGTTACGGTTGGTCTTTGCAGTAGAAACATTCTTTTGGATCGTGCAGGTATGCCCATGCTGTTCGCCTATTCAGCGCACTAATATGATAGCATTGTCGTCTGTATGCCCTAAATGCGGAAAAAGAATCTCACGTTAACGTTGTGTTCAAGGGGGTCCCTCCTTGCTGGACCGAGTAGCTCTCTGCTTCCCCCTTTAGGCTTCGGCCTGCATTGATTGGGCGGAGAAGTGAAAGAAGGGCGATGACCTCGCGGAATACCGTGCCAAGGTTGTCAGTAAAATAAACCATCTTGCCGCCTTGATACGGAGCCGATCGTACAAGCCGTTGAAACGTCGGCTTAAGGCAGCCAATTTAAAGGAGATACATGACACCCGCAGATAAAATTTTAGCAATGGAAGATATTTTTAAAACAGCTCTCGATCTTGCCTCTAAGAAGGGGCTTGACTATTCAGGGAATTCCGACGGGCTTAGAAATTTCAAGACTTTTGGGTGGAAGGGTATAGTGGTTCGCCTTGAGGATAAGATGCAGCGTATTATCCAGTTCTGCAAAACCGGATCATTCAAAGTAAAGGATGAGAGCATTAAGGACACGTTGATCGACCTCATCAACTATGCAGCGTTAACCCTGATTATGTATCAGGAAGAAAACAATAATCAGTCTGTCGGAGGTAGGGGAGATACTGTAAATAGTGGCCTTATCTGAGCGCACCAGAAAATTCGTAATGGAAATCACCCAGCACGGAACTGAACCGGAGGCGGCTGCTAAGTTGGTAGGACTTCCGGTACAAGCTGTTCCAGGCATGATGACGAACCCCGCTATCAGGAGGGAGATTGATACCGCCCTTAACGATCAAGGGATCGACCATGAGTATTTTGCATCCAAGATGCGGGACTTGTGTGAAGCGACCAACTCAAAGGGAGATCCCGATTGGAGCGCACGAGCCAAGGGGCTTGTAATGTTGAAGGATGTGCTTGGTTATGAGGCACCCAAGCAGGTGCAGCAAACTACCACAGTTGTCACCTATGAAGAGCGGTTGCTGATGCTGGCAAACGAGGAAACCGCTATTGATACCGACTTGATTAAGGAGATAACGTGCCAATAGTCAAAGATAAGTGGAAAGAAACAGTAACCGAGGCACTTACTAAGGCAGGCCTGCTCTCTCCGAGATTTTCAGGTAAATTTGTCGTCATAGTTGCAGATGGCGGTATCCGCTTCATAGAGATATGCCAGACGGTGAAATAATGCCAGATGAATCGGACAAACAAGCCAAGATACTTTCTACCCTCAAGACCATGAAGGACACTCTCCTATATTTTGCCAAGCATGTGCTCAAGGTGCAGACTACTAAGGGTAAGATAGTTCCTCTCCAACTTAATAATCCACAAAAAATTCTCCATAGTATTGTTGAAATGGTAAAACTTCGGAGGCCTGTCCGTCTCGTAGCACTCAAAGCACGACGCATGGGCTTCTCAACCTACTTCTCAGCACGATATTACTGGCGAGTAAGCTGGAACCATAATCGTTACGCCACTCAGATCACCCATGAACCAGAGGCAACCGATGCACTATTTAAGATGGTCAAGAGATTTTACGACTTCTCTCCTGTCGATATGCGACCTTCAACAAAGTACAATAACACCCGCCTTCTTGAATTTAATACGAAGGATGGGCGAGGACTCAACTCAGGTTTCAGGGTTGCTACGGCAGGGAAAGAGGACTTCGGATCAGGACAACTCATCCACTACTGCCATCTGAGTGAGACCTCGAAGTGGCCTTCCGAAACTACCGAATCGCTACTTACTTCTATACTTCAATGCGTTCCCGATGATGACGAGTCCGAAGTTGTTTTTGAATCCACGGCCAAGGGTATTGGCGGTGCGTTCTATGAACGTTTTTGGGGAGCAAGGTATCGCGTTTGGGTTACTCGCTTAGACGAGAAGGGCAATCCGGTAATTACAGAGGAAGTTAACTCGACCGCAGACAAGGAAAACATCTACACATCCATATTCCTGCCATGGTTCGTCTTTGAAGAGAATATCTTGAAAGCCCCAGATGATTTCACCCCTGACAAAGACGAACTGAAGTTAATTGCTCAGTACGGTGTCAACTTTAATCAGCTCTACTGGAGGCGTAGGTCTCTTGCCAGTAAGTGTGACGGCAACCTTGATATTTTTAAACAGGAATATCCGTCTAATCCGCAAGAGGCGTTTCTTGGCACCGGTAGACCTGTATTCGATAACACCAAGCTGTTCAGATACCACGCTGCCCTACCAGAGCCTATCGCCAATTACGAATGCCTTACCGGAACAGGACAGTGGATGACTACGCCTACAGGTAGGTTATCGGTATGGGAAGAACCGAAACATGGACGAGCCTATATCATAGGTGCTGATGTTTCAGAGGGATTGGCAAAAGGCGACTTCTCGGTTGCAGATGTTATCGACCACCAAACCGGCAAACAGGTGGCACAATGGCACGGCCACGTTGACGCTGATATCTACGCTGAAATACTCATTTCTCTTGGTAAGAGATATAATATGGCGTGGCTGGGGATAGAGCGCAATAATCACGGGCTTACTACGGTGACATGGGTGTGCAACGCTCGCTATCCATACGTTTATGCTGAGATGGTGCCTGATCCTCCCGGTAAGCCCCGTAAGCGGTTTGGATGGTTGACAAGTAGTGCGACCAGACCACTGATCTTGGACAACATTGTGCGTGAAGTTAGGGAAGATGCCCACGGCATTATGTGCCGAGCAACCATTGAAGAGATGATGAGTTTCAAAATTCAAGATAATGGTCGGTATGAAGCTGACGGAGGTAGGTTCGATGACAGGGTAATGAGCCTTTCTATCGCCAAGTATCTCCGTCAGACTATCCCTCTGCCAGCCATGAAGGCAAATGACAAAAACTTCTTCCAGGATAGTACTCACCGAAGAGCGATGACTAAAAAAGACCACTTGGGATGGACATAAGGGTTTTGTGGATTTGTTTGCGGGTCTATTGCACCAAGCATTGACCAGCATAGAATACGATAGCATTAAAGATGTTGACGTTAACACACCCGATAGAGTATAATTTACACCTATAAATAAACGGATTATTCTGGCCCCCGTAAATTCGGGATTATCGGAACCCCGTATCTCACAGTAACATCCCTTAAAAACGGCTGCTACGTCAGAGATACGGGGTTTTTCATTTAGGAGCAGCATGGCACAGGCGATACCTACAAATCAAGGCGTTACGAATTTCGGACTGGTGAAGGTTCGTAATAATGACGCTATCGCTGCTGAGGCTCAGGCGAGACAGCAGGATACTCAACCAGAGCGTGTAGTAAGTGGGCTGACCGGTTACATCAACTCTTGTTGGTCTGCTGCCAAAATAGCCAAGCAGCCTATTGAACAGCAGATGCTTGCCAATATGCGGCAGAGAACAGGGAATTACGACGCTGAAAAAATAGCAGCAATCAGAAGTATGGGCGGTAGTGAAATATATATTCTTCTTACCGGTACCAAATGTAGAGCGGCAGAGGCATGGATACACGATGTTCTTTCACCGGTGGCAGATAGACCGTGGACGATAGAGCCGACTCCTCTTGCGGAATTGGACGGTGATAAGCAGGCCGAACTTATGCAGGAAGCCCAGTCCATATTTTCTGAGGTCATGCAGCAGGCGCAGCAGATGGAACAGTCTGGACTTGTCCCAGCAGATCAGTTGAAAGAAGAGATTAGTGATTACGTCAAGAACCGACGGGACGAAATGCTTTCCGAGATCAATAAAGAGGCCAAGTTACGAGCCGGTAGGATGACCGACAAGATGGACGATCAACTCACCGAAGGCGGGTGGCATGATTCCTTTTGGGCGATTATCAGCGACCTAGTAACCCTCAAGGCAGGCATTTTGAAGGGACCGGTCATCCGCCGTAGAAAGGTCAAGCGGTGGGCAAAGCGGGCAGGTGACGGCAAGTGGGTTATTCAGGCTCCCTTTGAACTGGTCCCTGAATTTGATAGAGTCTCGCCATTCGATTTGTATCCCGCTCCCGACTCTCGCGGGGTGGACGATGGATATCTGTTTGAGAGACACCACCTGACACGGTCTGATTTGCTCGCTATGATTGGGGTACCTGGCTACAACGAGAACAATATCAGGGCTGCGATACAGGCATACGGGACAGGTGGTCGCAAAGAGTCACTTAACCCAGACAGTGAACGAGCAACAATGGAGTTTGGTACATCTAACTCCCTGATTGCCGGTGACAAGATTGAGGCTCTTGAATTCTGGGGCAGTGTTCAAGGCAAGCACCTGATTGAATGGGGTATGCCCACCGCTATAGATCCTGAACTAGATTACGAAGTTAACGTGTGGCAGGTCGGAGAATTCACAATCCGGGCACTACTCAACCCTGACCAGCTTGACCGTAAACCGTACAGTGTAGATAGTTTCGACCGTGTTGCAGGCTCTTTCTGGGGTAGGGGTATCCCTGAACTAATCAGCGACCTCCAAGATATCTGTAACGCCATAGCGAGGGCCATTGTCAATAACGCGGCACTCGCTTCCGGCCCACAGGTTGAAGTTAACACCGACAGGATCAAGGGAGACAACACCGAAATTCATCCATGGAAGATATGGGAGTCCACTAATCTGCAAATGCAGGAAAGTCCGGCAGTACGTTTCAACCAGCCGCAGATAGTCACGCAGGCATTGATGCAGGTATACGAGTTTTTCAGCACCCTGGCCGACGATCAGAGCGGGGTGCCTCGGTGGGCATACGGCCAGACACAGCAGGGTGGGGCTGGCTCGACATCTTCAGGGTTATCAATGCTGATGGGTGCGGCAAGTCGCGGTATTAAGATGGTTATCAGTCACGTCGATAATATGAACGAAGGTGCTGTCGGTAGGCTCTATGACTACAACATGATTTACGACCCAGACGAAGAAATAAAGGGTGATTGTAATATAGTAGCGCGTGGCTCGTCGTCATTGATCGCCAAAGAGCAACAGATGCAGCGACGGAGCGAATTCTTAAGTGCTACGGCCAACCCTATTGACGTTCAAATTATCGGACTAAAGAACCGATCCAAGATGTTGATGCAACAAGCCAAAGACCTAGATATTCACCTTGAGGATGACGACGATCTCCAAAAACAGATCTCCGACTTCGCCAAACAGGTACGCGCCCAAGCGGCACAGCAGATGTCCAGTCAAGCACAGGGTACACAGGACTCACCGGCAGTAGGCCGCGCTCCTGATGCAAAGCCTAAGCAGTTGGACAACGCAGGTAATCCGGCAGGCGGGACGGCTACGAATCTGGCACAGAACCAAGAAGGGGTGACTCCGTGACGAGAGACTTGCCGTATAGCGAAACCGGACTCGCAACAGAGTTGGAGGAACTCAAGGGATCACAGGTATATCTCTGGTTGCAAGAACAGTTACGAGTTAACTCCAAAAATATGACCATCCTCAGAGATGATATTCAGTTTCGCTGGTTACAAGGGCAAACTCAGCACATATCTTCCTTGCTGGAATCCATTGATGAAGCAACAGAAAAGGCATGGGACGCAAGAGAGATGTCACGAAAGCATGAAGCGTTAAAGCAACAGCGACAAAACTTGTTCTGATTGGCATCCAAGGTGGGTGACAATGGTCACAAAATAGACCGGAATCCCTGTCAACAGGCTCCGGCAGCAAACTGGAATCCCTGAAATAGGCTCCAGATATAGAGGTGGCACCATGTTAACGACGATTACAGACCCCGTTAAAAAAGCTGAAGCAGAACTCGATGTGTTGATGGCCGGACTGAAGGCTAACGCACCGGCTCAGGTTAACGAAGGGAACCCGGCTGACGCCGCTCCCTCGGTATCAGGAACCCCGGCAGTTACAACAGAAGACGCCATTACTCAAGCATCACAGAATCCCGGTAATACTCCCACCGTAGCCCAGCAGTCACAACCCGAAGATGCCTCTTACTGGCGGAATCGCTGTGACGTTGTTCTCGGTAAGTACAATTCGGAAGTTCCCCGGCTCAGTGCTGAACTTGCCCACGTCAAGAGGCAGTTAACCGAACTCCAGACAGTAACATCCGCTACTTCATCTACCGTAACAGCAGAAGGTGACGATTATCGTTCTCCTTATGTGAATGATGAGATACGGGCAAGCAGGTCTTACGTGAAGATGGCAAGGGAGTTTGGTACCGATTACGCGGAAACCCATTTTGAAGGCATAGCATTATCGGCAAAGCAAGTTGCAAGAGCTGAGATGCAACCAATGCAGGATCAAATGGCTTTATCTGCTACCGACCGGCTCAATGCTGCCATCACACTGCTGTCTCCCAACTGGATGACTACCAACACTGACCCCCAATTTATCACATGGGCGCAGAACAACAAAGAACCATACAGCGGGCAAATTGTCGTAGAACTGCTCAACAGTGCCTACGCAAGCGGGGATGCTGACCGCGTAGCGACCATCTTCAATGACTACAACCAGAAGTTAACGTTAACCTCAAACATAACCGATGCCACCGCATTGCCATCAGCGGATGACCTAGTGGCTCCCAACCGCAGGGGAAGCTCAGCGCAGACTAATGCAGACCTTCACCAGGGCAAAATTTGGACTGGAGTTGAAATAGATAAATTCTTTGACGACCACTCCAGAGGGAGATACGAAAACCGGCGGAAAGAGGCCAAAGAAATCGAGGCCGAAATCAGCAGGGCATACAAAGAAGGCCGCGTCCAGTAGTAGTCGGTACAAATAGGAGTAATTATGTCTCTCGTCGGTAGAGTACCAGGGTATCCCGACCTGTCCAGTGCAGGCACAACGGGTTATACACCCAAGATTTACAGTAAAAAACTTCTTATCGCCTTCTATGCAAAAACCGTTTTTGGTGAAATTGCCCAGCGCGATTACGAAGGTGATATTAAGTCACAGGGTGATACCGTTATCATCCGTACACGTCCTGTTGTTTCCATCGGTAAGTATACCCGTGGCATGGACCTAAACGCCGTGCGTCAGTTCTATGCACCTTCAAACTTGGAACTTCAGATCAGCGAGGCAGACTTCTACTCCGTCGGTATTGATGCGCTGGACGAAGTGCAGAATGACATCCACGCGCTGGACGAATGGGCTGTCGACGCGTCCGAAGCGATGGGCATCAATGTCGATACCGCCGTGCTGAATAACATGTATGCGTTTGTCAGCCCTAAAAATACCGGTGCAACCGCCGGGGCCAAGTCAGGTGGCTACTCCATCGGCACATCCGCTGCCCCTGTTACGCTGACAAAGCTGAATATTCTGGACTACATCAGCTATTGCTCGTCCATACTGAGCGAGCAGAACGTCCCGACTGACGGAAATCGTTGGATGATCCTGCCGGAAATCTTTATAAGCCGGATCAACACTTCCGATCTACGTTCAGCTCTGTTTACCGGCGACTCCAGCAACCAGAACCTTCGTAACGGGCTTACCGGTGAAATCGCTGGATTCAAAATCTTCTCCAGCAACAATGTCAATGCGGTTACCGGCTCCACCTTCCCGATCCAGTTCGGTCACAAGGCTGGATTAACGTTTGCCAGCCAGCTTGTAAAGACCCGCACCATTGACCTACCGAATACGTTCGGACGAGCAATGGAGGGCTTGCAGGTATACGGCTACAAGGTTGTGAAGCCTGAAGCTGTTGGCTGCATGTACGCAATTGCTGCTTAATATAACCCCTAACCCTCCCTGCGTTAACTCGTGGGGAGGCAACTTCTTATAAGGATAATTTATTATGTCTACTTACAACGTAGCAGCAAGCCCCGGAATCCCTGCGCGGGGTCAGGCAAACATAGCAGTAATTAAGCAAATCGTTGACTTCGACGCACTTTACAAAACGGTAGATGCCTTTGGGAATATTGTTTGGAACAAGCCCGTAGCCGCCGACGTGGTCAACGTTCTCAACGTCAATGCCAATACACAGATCTTGTATTTCGGTGCTCGTTGCATCAACGCCCCTACCTTTACAGCGACGGGTTCATTACTGACAGTCACATTCGGAGCATCCAGCGGCACAATCGCTGGCACGTTCGACCAAACTGCCACCGCAGGCTCTCTCAAACCTGCTACGGTGACAGCAGGGCTAGTCGCCGTCGGCACTGCCCTGACGGCCACTATGACCACCATTACAACCATGGTCGCACTCGGGAAATGGGAGTTTTACGCCGTCATTGCCGACCTTAACTAATCTCATTCTTGCCAGAGAGGACATAGTGCCTCTCTGGCTCTGGAGAAATCATGCCAACCGAATCGCTTAAAAAAGAGGAATGGGTAATAAACAAGGAAAGTGGACTTATTTTCATGGTTCATCCCTTGATGAATATTACCCCCATATTCGCAGCTTACAGTCCAACCGTTGAAGAGATTATAGCCGGTTGTAAATTGACCGCGTTTGTACCTGTCCCTGCCCTTGACGGGACTGACGCTGGAGAACCGCCTATGGTTACTCCGGTGGCTATCGGAGTAGGAGATCTTGCACGTCAGGAGGCCATCAAACTTGCAGTTCTTGCAATCCCGCCTGAGAACTATGGTGCTTCCGCGTTCGGTCGTCCCGCCATGCCAAAGGTGGCAGATATCAAAGCGGCAACCGGCTATGCAGACGTGACCGCCGAAGAGATCGTCGCCGTACTGCCTGTTGCCTCCGAAGGGGAATAAATTATGACCGCTGGCGAACTCTACGAAACGCTGACAAACAGATTCAAAGGTACCCCGCCTGTTGAAGATATGTATTCAGCTATAGGGATCGTCAGCGATTATCTTGCTACGAGACTTTTTATGCTCGGATCAACGCTGCTACGGGGAGAAGTGGCACTGAATTATGTCATCGGTGTCAACACCGCAATCTTGCCACTCGGTTTGATCGGGACAATAGAGCCGCCATTTGTTCTTAACGCTGTCGGAGACCCCATAAATACATTGGAACCGCTACCACGCGGTTTGAGATCCCAATTCTCTGGCAAAACAGGAACACCGCAATACTTTGAGATATCAGGTAACTCACTCGTTTTGTATCCTACGCCAGACCAAGTATGCACCGTTATATTTGAGGCCAGTATGCCCCCCGTAAAGCCCACCAAGTCGGGTGACGCTATCCCTTTCAACGGTCTATTCGACTTCATATTCAGGGAAGTAGTGCTTCTGGTTATGCTCCAGGGTGGATCAGCGGTTATGCAGGCGGATGCATACCTTGCAAGGACACTTGATAGCATCGACCGCAACCGCAGTACCCGAACAGTTAGATACCGTTATTTTATTTAAAAAGGAGTCAGTATGGCATTTACAGGGCAGGACGTTATTGATGGAGCACACGCAATCCTCGCAGATATTAACACCTATTGGCAGGATACTTATCTTCTCGGTTGGCTTAACTCCGGCCTGAAAGAGGTAGTCATATTTAAGCCTAATGCCTTGGTTGTCACTAAGTCGGTTATATGCGTACCAGGTACCAAACAGACTATCCCTGCGGATGGAGTGATGACGGTTGAGGTGTCGCGGAATATGGGATTAGCAGGAATAACCCCCGGCAGAGTGATTACACCACTCTCCCGTCAGGCACTTGATTCTAGTAATCCTGATTGGCATACAATGACAGCAGCAGCAGAGGCTAAACACTTCGTCTACGACTCAAGGTTCCCTAAAATTTTCTATGTTTATCCCCCTCAACCCGCAACAGGCATGGGATATATCGAGTTGACTTACGGAGCTGTCCCTACCAAGTTAACCGCCGTAACCGACGTGATTAACTTTGATGATATTTATGAAAACATTCTCGTTGATTATGTGGCGTACAGGGCGTTTGGCAGGGACTCTACAGATCAAAGTAACGCGGCAGCATCAAAGAGCCATTACGAAGCATTTGTTAACGCTCTTGGTGCAAAAATACAGGGCGAGATTGCCATTGGTGCTATTATGCCGATTGGAAACAAGGCCATCGCGCAGGCATATCAAGGCGCGGGGCAGAAGTAACCAATGGCTATCCGAATCGACCAATTTAAAGGGATTAAACCCTTAATAGCAGCTAACCTATTGGGTAATGATGAAGCTCAGGTTGCGAACAACTGTTTATTGGATACCGGTTCGGTTCGACCAGTGAGAGGCCTGACTAGCGTTAACACACCTACAAAGGTCGGTACAAAGCGAAGTATCTATCTCTTTGACTCTGCCTATTGGTTCCATTGGTTGGAAGATGTCGATTGCGTCCGTGGTCCCGTGCCGGGAGATGCCTTTCATCGTACCTACTGGACAGGAGAAGGCGTACCAAAGATGTCGTATTCTCCGTTCGCGGTTACCGGTGGCACCAACTATCCGGCCAACAGTTATACGCTCGGCCTTCCCGCGCCAGCGAACACGACCACCTTTGTGATTAGCGGTATTCCGACAAGTACCGACCCATTGATGGGAGAAACATGGTCATACGTCATTACCTTTGTGTCGGGGGTGGGTGAGGAGAGCACACCATCACTCCCTACGGCCACACAAGACCGGCAACCAGGGCAAACGGCTACCCTTAGTAATATTCCTATTTGCGCTGATGCCGCATTAAACGTCACGTCGAAACGAATCTACCGGAGAGCTACGGGATCTACGGGCGGCGAATGGCTATTAGTCAATACCATCAGCAATGCAACTGTCACATACATAGACAGCACTGATACAGTGCATCTTTCCGTTGTTACGTTGGCATCCTCAACATGGGATGCTCCTCCTGCTGACCTTTCCGGCCTAATAACGCTCCCCGGTGGGAGCATAGCGGGTTTTAGGGGAAACGAATGGTGCTCCAGCGTGCCGTACATGCCCCATGCATGGCCGGTCGGACAGCGCATTACTACCGATATGCCTATTGTATCACATGGATCATTCGGAAGTTCCGTGCTGGTCACTACAACTGGGCGACCATACATCTTAACTGGACTCGATCCCGCCAACATGTCGGTTGAAAAGGCGGAAATAGGCTATTCATGTGTATCCAAGCGGGGAACCGTGGATATGGGAACCTACGTGGCCTATCCCTCAAACGAGGGCTTGATAATAGTCGGGACTGGTATTGCGAAGAACGCGACCATAGACATATATGGTATCGACGCATGGAAAGCGATGAACCCTTCCAGCATGGAGGCGTGGAATTACAAGGGGTCATACGTCTGTTTCTATAATAACGGCTCTCCCGGCGCATTTATGATTGACCCTCTCACGGGAATTTGTCAAACGCTCACAGGGATCACCGCCACAGCAGGGTACAACGACCCTATCAGCGGGAATCTGTATCTACAAGTCGGAAGCGATATCTGCCAATTCAACGGCAATCCGGCAACTCCACTCACGTTAACATGGAGATCCAAGCCATTCAGGATGCTGACTCCGTTGCGTTATTCTTGTGGACAAGTCTTTGCCGACAGTTACCCTTTGTCTATGAACATATATGCAGATGGGACACTTGTTCACGCGCAAACAGTGTCATCTAACGCTCCTTTCCGTATGAGGACAGGGACTATCCGTTCAATTACGTGGACAATCGAAGTAATCGGAACGGCAACCATCAACTCGGTATACATAGCTCCATCACTAGAGCGGCTGTCATCGGTATCCACGCAGGCGCAATATTCAAGGAATTACTAAATGGCGCACAAGTATAGGGGGGAATAATAGATGGCAAACTCATGGTACAGGACAGGTACAATAACAGTCACCAACGGCAGCTACACAGTGACCGGAGCAGGGACACTGTTTCTCAATAACATCAACGCTGGCGACCTGCTGCTCGCCCCTGATAATAATTTTTATGAAATAACCACCGTACCGGATAACGTGACGCTGACGATCAAGCAGACGAACGGTACAGCGGCCTATCTGGGCACTACCCTCTCCAGTCAGGGGTACTCGATCATTAAGACCGGCCCTAACAACGCGACGGTAGCGGCACAGTTAACCACGCTAGCGACTGCGTGGCAAAAGGATCGGGATGAGTATGCAAACTGGTTGGGAGGGACTTCTACCGGTGGGGATGGAGCCGGTAGCTACCCACTGACTGATTCGCTTGGCATGACCCGCAACGTGGCTTGTCCAGCCAAACTATATTCCCTTATAAATTACTTTGGTGGTGCAATATCCGCAGCTACAATTTTAACAGCGGCTCAAAG